TCCCTCACTTGCCGCCTGCACCATTGTAATAACGTGCTTAAAGGTTAAGGATTGCCCATCGTACATCTCCAACATCTTACCTATTGGCAAGTTGCCATTCATTTCACAGAAACGATGCATCGCCCAGTTATTCCATAACAAACTAACGCTGCCCGTTGAAGTTTTTAACTCAAATGCTACGGGCATAAATTAGTATGTCTTGGTTTGGGTGAGTGGAGCATTCTGAACCTGGAACTCTGCATCAAACTTCAGCAGGTCTTTGTCAGTTGCATCCAATGAAAGCGAAGTAACAAAGATATTTCCGCTATACACGATGTCACCGGATACAGTAACTGCAGGGCCGAAACGAGCAGGAACAGAATCACGGTTAACAAGCATTTGATACAAACGGTCATAGCTTTCACGGCTACCGCTGCCTGTTTGGTCAATGGCATTGCCACTGCAGCTGATTGTCTGACTTACAGAATTACCGGGAAGTTGCTCATCGCCACATTTACTATCGGCATCAATGGCATCACGGGTGATCTCCATTGAATTAGATGTAAGGCAAGCAACGGTCTGAAAACTACCATTCCTGTCGAAGTCCAGTTGAAGGATTATGTCCCTCGCATTTACAAAAGTGTAACTCATATTTATTGTGTTTGTGAAATTATAAATTCATACCGCAAAATTACACGAAAAGTGTTATCAAATGGATCCAAGTCCTCCAGGTTAGTTACCGATGCCAAAACCACATTCTTACAATCCCATCCCACAGGTAACACAACCACCGTATCACTATTCACCGCACCCATCACCGCATCCGCTATTTGCTCCGCCCTCTTGAACCCAAAGTTACTACTTTTCGTTGTTATATCTATGTTGACTGAAACCATGTTGATATAACCTTCTTTCCCTTGCTCCTGCCCGGATGTTCTTCCGGTGATAGTAATGTATTCAGCCGGCTCATTGGCAGGCACCATTGCATCGTAAACATCAACATAGGTATAAGCGGCAAGTTGGGTAACTAACCATTGCTTTATCGGGATGGCAGGGTTTTTCATTATCATTTGCGCAACAAGTTTTGAATCCGCTTAATTAGTTTCGGTCTTTCGTCAAGATAGGCAGGGATAAGGAATGGTTGTGGCTTAATGCCGTTTTTCAATATAAAGTAGGCCATTCTTTCGGCAACCCTCAAATCTTCCGATAACCTTTGATCTCTATTGCCTATCCTTCTTTTTGTTTTTACCTTATACGTTCCTGCTAACTTATTACGCCTTACATAGAGTAAAAGTGCAAGTATCATATCCCCGTAATCGCCTTTACCTTTCCCCCTGAATTGTGCAGCATAGGCAGCGAATCCATTATGTATCGGGTGGCTCATTGCCTTTTTCTTTGTGCCGAACTCTACATAAGCAGCATACCCAATATCCGAATAAACCGATTTCATTAATGGCTCACCGATGTTATGCTTTATGCTTTGCCGTAATTTACCAAAGTTAGCAGGAGCCATCCGCTTTGCATTGCGTTCAATGTTCAATGCTGATTGCGACATCAAATTATTAAGACCTGGCCCCATACGTTCAGCGGCAATGTCAAACATCTTTCTGACCGCCTTGCCCCCCACTAAATTCATGCTGAACTCGGCCATTACTTAAAGATTTGTATTTCCAAATATTCATCCTTATTCTCAACATTCGTAATAGAATGGATGCTATATTGTTCGCCACCTATTTCTAATCTGTAGGTTTGATCGATTGTAAGGGGGTAGCGCACGAATACAGTAGCGGATGCCGTGTAACTTACCTGCGCTGCGATTAAAGAACGGCTATCTCCTACCGGAATAAACATACCCCAAATGGTGGCAGTATTCTGATAGGTAACCGTATAACCCCCCTCACCATCGCTCACCTGTGTAGGTGCAAGTACACCAATCGGCTCATGCAGTAGTTCTGCTGACAGATAATTCGGTCTTGTACCTTTTAACCTCATATTATTGGCGATTGACGAGTGAACTGCTGACACGCTCTCCATGCTTTCTCACAGATGCCCATACCTTCTGCACCTGCCCCCCTATTTTCGTACATATGATTCACCTGGTCAAGAATGGCAAACTTCAATGCAGCAGGGACATGGGTATAACCTACCGTATATTCGGCTCTCATGTTTTCTATCTGTGGAAAAGTAATACGGGGATAATTACCGCCTATGATTCGTTTGTCAGTTAGGATTGTACCGGTATAATCATCGTACAAGGTAATATCGGAAGTGATAGGTCCATAAGGCAGTTGATAGGCACCGCCTTTGTTGCTGAACCATACTTTCACCTGCTTTGTTATTACGCTGATACCTGCAGCATCTTCGATAATCTTCCGGGCAGAACTAATCAGTTGCGAAACCTGTGCATCTTCGCTTGTATGGCTTACCCTAATGTATAGTTTCGCTTCTGCAAGCGTTACCGGCTCTGCATAGCTTACCTCCGTTACCTGTGAATCTATCGTATAAGAGTAGTTACCCATTGTTCAAAGTTTATTAATTTATCATGCGGCCTTAACTGCTCTGCCCTGTCAAATGCCGCCTTGCTGCAAAGTTCGTAATTATTCACCACATTTTTGATAGCGTTCACCCATTGGTGAGGGCGGTCAGGGCTGCAATAGATACCGGCATCCCCACAATTCTCACGCAGCGCAGGCAAATCACTTACAATGCAAGGGATCCCCGATGCCATTGCTTCCGTTGCCGTTCTTCCCCAACTCTCATATTGGGATGGCATCAAAAGTATCTTTGTGCGCTTGTATGCGTTCCTAATGTCGGGCTGATTCGGCCAAATGGTTACATTTTGTAACCCTTTGTAAATCTGTTCACCATAGCCACCCTGCACGGCAAGGAACTTGTACTCGGGCATCATTTGCGCCACCTGGTAGAATAGTTCGGCCCCCTTATTTCGATTGAGATTAATTAGTGTTATTTCCTCCCCACGTTCAACCCTATAATGGTCAATATTCACCGGTGGTTGAAGTATGAATGAGTTGTTGGGATATTTGCCGTGTTCACTTCCCCAATGGGAATTATACACAACGTTTATATGCTGATTCCGTCTGACGGAAATATAGTTAAAGGTATTGTGAGCAAACCAAACGGCCGGCTTCTTTGTCTTTTTGCAGTCCTCTGCCACATCTGCTGCAAAATCTAATTGAGTGAAAATTATATCTGCCCAATCATGATGGAAATACCAATCATGTGAGCGATTAAAAACGGGTATTCCTTCGTACTCATAGTACTCATTGTTCATTGCGGAGGTCATGACCTTGACGAGATGGCCACGCTCCATTAACCATTTGTTGATTTCGTGAGCGTTCCATTCCGAGCCGGACTTTGCCTTCGGGAGATATTGCTGCACGTGCCACAATACACGCATTTTTCGAGGGTTTTCGTTCACGCTTTTTCATGCTAATAATAAGGGGGATGGAATCCCACCCCCCTCATTGATTTTAGATAGTAGCGTAGATAGCGGAGTTGGGAAGCATCAAGTTGATGGCTTCGTAACACTCAATCCGGGCAGTAACCATGTTGGTAACGAAGTTGTTTTGGTCTTCGTAACTCAATTCAATGTTTACACCGTTCACCTCTACTCTTTCGAGGAAGCTATTGTCTATCAAGAAAGCACGGTCATTAGGCACCCAGTTGCAACCAACGATAGGTACACCGGCAATGTTTAACACACCGGATTGACCGATCGTAAGACCACCGGCACCCATGTAGTAACCATTGGTGAATGATTCGTTCAGCAGTAAAGACCATTGTGCGTTAGAAACGAACACAACAGATGCAGCAAAATCACCTGCACGCAGGTTACCAATCAACTGGATAATCTTACCCAAATCGGCAGAAGCAGAAGTAGTGGTAGAACCAGTAGCGGCACCGGATACGGTAGAGAAGAAAGCAGCGTTTTCTGACTTGAAGAAATCACGAGTTAGCAAACGGGGTAAGGTTTGGCTCATGAATGGCAGAGATGCAAGCATCTGGCGGCTGAATTTGCTGAAACCAGCGATGAACTGATTTACAGTCTTAACCTCAGTCAAAGAATAGTTATTCTCTTGCTTCAATGAACCTTCAAGTTGTGCAGCGATGTTGTTGGCATTACCAGTAGCCTCACGATAGGTTACATACAAACCGGTCGGGCTTTGTGTGGTAGGCACGAAATCACGGAAGTTAACCAACTGATTAGGCTGGATTGCTTGGCGGCTATTGTAAGTAGCAACGCTATCACCGGAAAGGTTAGAAGCCAATGTGATTGTTTTTACCTCTGGAAGTTCCAGGTGCAGACGGCCATTCTTTCTCATTTCGGCTTCGATGTTCACTCCTTCGAGTTTCTCGGCAAGTGCTTCGCTGAATGATTTGCCTTCGGGTTGACCTTTCTTTACTTTAGTGGTCAAAGCATCGAATTGTGCCTGCATAGCATCTTTGAACTCTTTAAGTTCAGCAGCAGTTGCAACTGATTCGAGTTTAGACTGAAGTCCGGCTACAACGGATTTGGCTTCAGCAGCATCGGTTTTTGCATTGGCACTATTGGCCAGTACTTGCGTAAGGTTATCTCCTATGGATTTTACCTCCGCAGCGAT